CGGGAATATGTCTAGGGTCATAAGGACAATGTTTACATTTAAAACCACAACAATATCCACGATTTAAATGATAAGCCTCAGTCAAAACGACTAAACCATTTTCATTGTGATAGTAAAAAGAAGGGTCAAGCTTTATTTGCTTGACCCCTTTTGGATTTTCTTTTTCCATTAATTAAGCCATTACTATTTCACAAGCACCACCAGCACATGCCACTTCACCACTTAAGTTTGTATCATCGTTTTCTTCAACGATTTTTGACAAATCAATCTCATGTAAAGTTTTCATTAGCTCTTCGTATTTTTCTTTAGTACAATCTTCGAATGGTGCTTGGATATATGTACCACCATCATATGGTAACACTGACAATCCATTATAGTGTTCTCTATTTTCCCACATCCATTCACCAACAGCAGGCCACTCATGTTCTCTAATTGAGACCGTAGCACTTACATTGTGTGAGTTCGAACCACTTCTGTGAGCGGGTTTAATCCATTCCGTATGAACTTTCTTAACTCTTTCTAAGAGTTGGATTGGAGATTCATTTCTAAGAATTGAACCTTCGGGTGCTCTTTGTGGGATTCCAATTACCGCAGTATCGTGTGGTCTGAAATATTCGTCCTCAATTAATTCAGGATGATTTTTTTGTAAATGAGAATAGATTGCCTCATTTTTACCAACACGTACTCTTCTAATATAATATTCGTTATGCCAAGCGTGAATTCCTGATGAGGTTCCAAGTGTCAACGAAGTTGTTCCTGCTGGTTTAACGGTTGTTGTTCTTGCCGCCTGATTAATACCAAGGATTTCCGCAACTCTCTTATTTTCTTCTTTAACAACCTTAGCAGCTGCTTTCATATCTAATTTAAGAACAGCCCCTGAACCGATACCTGTCATTGAAATTCCAATCAAAGCATCTTTTTCAGTTGTTCTTTGCCAAATAGGTCTAAGATAATGAAAATCAGTGTATCCAGCCTGTAGTGTCCCAATAAAGGTCGCCGCTTTAACTCTTCCTTCGTAATCTTCTTGAGATACTACGTTTGACACGTTAACCTCAGTTAAATTACAGAATTGGAAAGGTCTAAGAGCAATTTCACAACATGGATTGGTTCCCCAATCTTTATCATTTGTCAAATAGATACCAGGTTCACCGGCCCCACTATTCTCAATTCTTTTCCAAAGTTCCATAAAATAATCTTTGGTAATCTTGTGTCTCACCAATACTGCTGAGTTGTTAGCTCTTCCTCTCTGAGGATTCGTTTCCCACCAAGAGCCACTCTTACAACCAATCATTTCATCGTCAGTTGCTGAGAATAAAGAGATTAGTGCCGCTCTTCTGATACCACCAGCCAATACCGCATCAGCAATATGACAAACCATATCATGAACTTCAATTGCTTTGAGTTTTTCTCCACCTTCCTTAGAATCAAGGATACCCTCTAATTTAATTAAACACTCCTTGAGAGGTTGAGGACCAGGAGCTTTTCCGCCTGATGTAACCAATCTAGCACCTTTCGGTCTGATGTCACTAAAATCGAATTGAATATGTGAACCTCCGAAGAAATAAGATTTCACTAATACTTTTACCGCGTCAGCCCAACCTTCGATGGAGTCTGCCACCAACCATCTTCTACTTCTCTCTTTTGATGGTTTTCTAATCTCAGGTAATAATTCAACGTGATGTTTTTGAACTGAGTATCCAACACCTGTTCCCCCAAGTAACAAGAACATGATTTCTGAGAATACTCTCCAGTCATCAACAGGAGCGTAAGCACAGTTGTAAATTCTATTAGGTGAAATATCAATAGGTTTACCAGCGAACTGCATTGACCTCATTGATGGGAGAACTTGTTTTTTGAATACATACATGTAGTTCTCTCTGATTTCTTTTTCAAGTTGTGGATACTTTTTGATATGCATATCCATGTTTCTTGTGACAAGTTCTTGCCACGTCTCTCTTCTCTTCAATTCCGGAATGTACTTAGCATACTTCATGTACACTGTGATGTCCGATAAAATCCTGTTCGAAATGTCCATTTTTTAAGTTTTTGTTAGTTTGTATTTTTTATCAAAAAATCGGTGATTTTTATGATAAATATAATGTTGTGTTATAAGCGACCTTGTTTTTTTATAAAAAAAATTAAGTTTTTTTTGAAAAAAGTAGATATTTAATTAGCTAGTTTTTTCTTCCCGTTGTCTTCTTTTTTCTAAAAGTTCTCTGACTCTATCTCTCTTCTTTTCTTCTTGTTGTTCTTCAAAACCTAAGAATGTTATTGAGGACTCTGTATCGATTTCTAATAGTTCATTATTGAACTTACAATTTTCGAATACAACACCGTCTTTACCCAATCTCGATTTAGTAATCGCGATTGTCGCCAGATTCATTTCTTTTTGTTGGAGTGTTTTGGCAACTGTTATAATAACGTGTCCGACTTGTGCTTTTTTGATTGAACCGCCCATTTGGTCTGTGGTTACAACTTCAGATGAGATTGAACTTCTGTTACCTTGTGTTGCCGTCCATCCAACCAAATTGAGTTCGTGACACATTGCTTCAAAAGCTCTCATTACTGAACCTTCGGCTTTCCACTCATCTTTAGCACTTTGTTCTGGAAGAACACAATCGATATAATCCAAAAGAATTAAATCAATCTTTGTACCATCAGCAATGATTTTACGAACTTGATTCTTGATTGAACCCATTGTGACAGTATCCGAAGCCAACTTTTTCAGGATTAACTTATTTTTCATAGTCTCCTGAATTTCGGTGATTTTTGATAAAACATCTTCTTTGTGAAGGGCTAACTCGTCAGGAGCTATACCTGTCCAAATTGTAAAATGTTTTCTTTGAACAATTTTAGGATTGTCTTCAAAAAATATTTGTAAGACATTGTATCCCATATTGAACGCTGTGTTGGCTATCTTAGTGAGAATTGTAGTTTTACCCACACCAGTTGGTGCCAATATAACTCCAATCTCCCCTTTCGCCAGTCCACCTTTGAGCAGTTTGTCAATACCTTGAATTCCCATAGGGATTGGATGTCTGTAGTCCTCTTCCAATACAGTGTCAAGTCCAGTGAAGATGTCAGAAACATTTTTTTCAACCTCCCCAACTTGTAGGGCTTCTCTAACTAAACCTTCAACTTTGTCATAGGATTCGAAGTCTCCCTCGGTAATAATCTTTTGGGCTTTGTCCATGGCTTTTTGTAACTCTTGTTGTTTACAAAATTTCAAAGCCTTTTCTTGGACAAATTGGGTACCTTCAAAGGGTGCGTCTTTGACTTGTTTTAGTGTGTCCAAAACAATTTTAGCAACTAACTCTTGTGTAATCTCAGACTTGATGAGTTGTTCTAATGTCTCAAAGTTTGGTGCCGACTCATATTTTTTATGGTACTCTTTGATTAACTGTAAAATTATCTTGAAATACTTGTTGTCAAAATATGATGGTTCTATTACATCAATAATGGAAGATGTAAAATCTTTATCTTCCATTAATTGATTGAGTAATTGTATTTGAAACGTGTTCCCTAAATAGTCAAAATTTTTATTCATAAACTATATCTATACCCCTTCATTAATTAAATATTCAGGCAGAGAGGTCGAATTCCAAATATTTGTAAGTCAAATCTTGATTTGAAAAAATGTCAGTAAGTTCTTTGAGAATATCTTTCAAAAATGGTCGCACGTCCACTGTATAACGAACCTTTGGTGGAAATTTTTTTCCGTCAAAAATTCTATGACAAAGTGTCTGTTCTCCGAGTTTGACATAGATATTGAAAACTTCGGGACCATCAGTTTGAGAAGTTTCCATGATTTTTGGGTCGTGGATGATTGACTCTTTGTTGTCCATCATGTAAACAACAGTTTTCATCTTTAGGTAGTACTGTAAAGATTCTTTTACCGACTTGATAAATTCGTAAAACTCAAGTGAGTTTTTTGCTTCGGGATTGTAACCCCTAACATTGTAATACCTTTGGACTACAATGTTGTCATTTAGAGTTAACAGGAACTCCATTTTAATACTGTCTTGTTCTTTCATGTTTGTTTTATTAAAATTAAAATTTAAAAATTTCTTCAATACCTAATTCTTGGTTTTTATAAAATATTACCATATGGGGATTTTCAGGAGAATTATCAGTAAAGTAATATAACGCCAAAGATAAACGTTCCAAATTGTCGGGACAATTAAGAGGAGTTGGGTGTCCGTGAAGAGCATTGTCGATGTCGAAAATAACCGCTCTATTGTATATAGGTTCAATTTCAACTTCTTTTTTCCAAGTTTCTTTATTCCATAGTTCGAGATTACCCCCATACTCGGTTACCCAATTTTTATTTAAATAAAGTAATAAATTCAATCTTCTATGTTTTTTTGTACCTGGTTGTAAGTTGTAATCTTCATGAATTGATAGTGAACCCCCTTTTTTTATTTTGTGAATTCCTCCACCAATCAAATAAGGGTCCCTGAAAAGATTATCTATACCCGTAAGACTTTGTAAGAATATTAGAAATTCCTTGGAATTTAGATATTCCATTAGAAGATTTGTTATAGGAAGTTTGTTCTTTATTTCTTGAGCGGTCGTGTCATGGTTTGGATAATAAAATTTATTAATCTCATGTTCATTCACCCACTCAGTAGTATTATGAAACCAATCTTGATGGTTTTTGATTTCTTCCAAAACATTATCTAATAAAAATTCAGATAAAAAATTATCAATTATAATGTGAGGATATGGCTTGGCAGATAAAAACTGTGTTCTTAAATTATTCGCCAAATTTAGGTTTATCATAATCTACGTTTTTCTTTTCTTATAAGTTTCATAAAGGGTCTTAAGAAATTAACCCAAGCTTCGTCATTTTTCGGAAGGTACTTAAAAAGTCCATCTTCCATCATAAGTCTCATCAAATTTTTATATCCTCTGTCGGTGGGGTCAATTGTGTCAATATGAATTTGTTCGACAAGTGATTTACCATCCTCCGTGATTAAGGGATTACTGAGGTCAACAATTTTTTGGTTAACTCTATAAAACTCTTCTCCAAGTATACCATTTTTGGTCCGTCCAGTCAAAATATTTTGAACTGTTTTGGGAACCTTTTTTTGCCTTATATCTCGTGCGTTATCGAGAATTTCTTGAATAGTGCTTGGTTTATCAAGCAAAAAAGGGAATAATTTGACTAAAGTTTTTTCACCCAAACCCTCGATACCATCGATGTTGTCAGATTTATCACCTGTGAAAACTTTTGTAATAGTTACGTTGTAGTGTGGTATATCCACTTTGTTAATAGTAACCTTATCTCCGAACTTCAAATACTTCTTTATTACAGGGGAATAAATTGTCACATTTTCTGAAATGAGTTGTGTCAAATCTTTGTCCGCAGAAAAAATTATAATTTGTTCATCGTTAGCGATTTGACAATAATGAGCAATCAAATCATCAGCCTCGTTGTTTAACATTTCGACTTGTCGAACATAAACTTCTTCCAAATACATTTTTACTCTTGCCTTTTGGTTCAGATAAGATTCGTATTTATACTCATTCATGTCTTGTCGACGATTACCCTTGTATTGAGGGTAAATTGATTTACGAATTGATGAGTTCGAATCTCCATCCCAAAACACAACCACTTTATCGTGATTATGCTCCTCCAAGAATCGTCTAAGTGTATTTATGAAGTGGTATACTCCCCCGATGTGAGAACCGTCGTTAAAGAGGTCCTTTACCCCGTGAAATCCAATTTTAAATAGGTTGTCCCCATCTACCAACAAAGTCTTTGTCACATATTCATTTTAAGGGTGAACAATCAATCTTCTTTTTCTTCTGTTAAAGTGAAATCCCCTTCAGCGCCAATGATATCTTTCCAGTAATCAGCATACTCTTTTTTATAGGATTCGATAGAAGCCTTTTCTTCAGCACTGTCCTTTCCCGCTAAGAACCCATGTGGGGTAACAATAATTCTTCCGTCGTCATATCCTAATCCGTTGATATGATTTTTCATAACGGACACTTTACTTCTAACGGCAAATTTAACTGAACGTTTGTCTTTGGTTGCTGTAATTTTTGTAGTTCCAGCACCTTTTTGATTTCCGAATAAAAACACAAGTGAGGAGTTCAACCATACTGATTCGCCACCTTTCGCTTTAATTTTCGGTTGACCAAATGGATTATCCGGAAGTTCAACCCAAGGTTGATTGATAATGATTAGAGTATTCTCGTATTCGGTATCCGCCTTTCTTGAGCCTGAAATTCTTTGATTGATACCCATTCCAATCTTGTCAGATAATACAGAGGCATTGTGTTGTTTTCCACCTTTACCTTCGTAGGTCATCTTACAAGGGACAGAACCAACAGAGTCCCAAATAAAACAAAGACTATAGTTCAATTCACCTTTTTCTTGAGCATCTAACAACTCATTGATGTAGTCGGTAATTTGTTCGATATAACTAAAGTTGTTATTGAATAAGAAAAATCCGTCCCAATCCATTTCACCTGTTTCTTTATCAACGACTTCTTCACATTGGAACCCCATTAATTTTGCGTGGTCGAAGCTCCATTTTTGTTCAGTAATGATGAATACGGGAAGAATCTCTTTTTTCTGAGCATCAACAGCAGCTTTGATTGCGGCAGTCGTTTTACCTGTATCTGAGTGCCCCAAGAACATATTAATATGTCCAATAGCAGGACCAGGTAGTCCCACGGCATCCAAGAAATCTGAACCTAAATCCAAAAATCTTTGGGGTTTATATTTCGCAGAAGTTGAGAACTTCTTTTTTAAATTACTAAAGTCGTTTTTCTTAATAGCCATAATTAAAATTCTAAATCGTAATCAATAAAATCGAGTAGGTCATCATCAGGATAATATTCCACCCAAGTATCGTTCACTTTGAGGTAAAAACCCCCACCATTCCCATCTTCCCACTTTCTCAATTGGAGTGTATCTCCTTTCTCATTTTCCAATTTAAATTCAAAAGTAACGGATTCGTAAATTTTTTTTGGTTTTTCTCTTACTTTGAAACTCATAAAATAAAAATAAGGGCGGTTTTTAGCCGCCCTAAGTTATAAATTAGAATGGTAAATCTGTGTCAGCGTCTTGGTCTGCTTGTGGGTCAACAAGTTTTGAACCTTTGGAACCACCCATTGCCGTTTCTGAAACTTCGTCGTCACCATAAACATAACCACCTTTTTCAGAATCCCATTTTGGTGTTTTACCTTCAGCAATTGCTTCAAGATACTCAACAGGTTTTTTACTATAAACGTCAGTCCAAGTTAACTCATCAGATAACCATGCTTTAGCTTGGTCTTTATCTTCAGAGATTGGTGCTGGGTCGTCATACATAATAGCAGAAACTGTTGTGTATTCTTTACCTTTTGGAGTTTTAGATTTAGCCAACTCGATGATTAAGTCACGACCTTTATCAGGGTCAGTGATATCCCCCTTATTTCTCCAAATTGGAATAATCTTATCTAAGATACCTTCGTTCTTATAGTTGTGTTTGAATCTCCAAAACTTTGGGCCGTCTTGTTCATTGTCACGGTCAATAACTTTAACGATATAGAACTTACGTGACTTATATTGTTTAGCTAATTCTTTGTCAGATTCTTTACCTGTACTCATTAGCTCTTCGTAAACTTCGTTCAAAGGTGAACGTTCATTGTCATTTTTTCCTGGGTCGTAGAACTTTTGCCATTGACCACCAACTTGGATTTCATGATACCAAGCCTCTTTAAATGGTGAAGAACCATCTGCTGTTGGAAGGATACGAATTTTACGTTGTCCTGATTTCTCTTTATCACCAAGGATTAAAGCGAAATACTTTTTCATTCTTTCGTCTTGCGACATTCTTGATTGGGCCCCGCCCCCTGTTTGATTTTTTTCATACTGTGCCAATACGGCGTCTAATACATTACTCATTGTTTAAGTTTTAAATGTTTATTAAATATAATTGGGATTTCCCTATTTGTCAAATTGAAAAGGGACCTTTCGGTCCCTTTTATTATTTTTTAAACTCGAAACTGTCAGATGTTTGACTACCAGGTTGAAATGAATTTTTTATATCATTAACATTTATATCTGTCACTTCATCTGAAGTTAGGACATAATCATGTTTACCTGTTTTTTCCATATCTTCTTTTTTATCTTCAAAAAAATCTGAAAGTTTTTGGTTGAATGGATATGAGTCGTATGTTCTAAGTTCTAACTTTTCTTGTGGAGTTTTCTCTCTGTATTTCTCAATTTTGTTTTCAAGCGAATTCAATTTAGACATTATTGAATCCATTTCAGCTAATTTGGATTCCAATGTTGAAAGTTGATTGAATAGATTTTGGAAATACTCTTCTTGTTTAGTTTCAATATTTTTCTGAGAATCTACCAAGTCAGTAATTTCTAATTCTTCGGTATCACCACCCTTTTCCTCTGAATCACCTTTATCATCTATCTTTTCAACGTCGGGGTCATTCTCCACATCTATCGGTTCAGCGGTCGCTGGTTTGGGTTCCCCTTCTGCTGCTGGTGCCTCTGCTGGAGGTGCCTCACCTGATGGTGCTTCCTCACCTGGCACCGGTAGAATCTCAGCGGCTTGCTCGGTTATATATTGATTGATACTTTTGTATCTTTCGATTTCACTTATAATTTTTAAATCTAAACTCATTTTGTTAATCGTTTAAAAGTTGTTTTATCCCTCTTGCGGTTTCAACTCTTACTTTTCTATTCAAAGTCTGCATATGCCCAGCTCTTTCAATCAAACCATCTCTTTCTCTCACAACGTAACAATCACCAGTTTCTAAATCACAAACTTGTTTTGTTCCGTCTCCTAAATCTTGCTCAGTATATTTAACTGATTTTCCAAGATAGTTGTTCAATACTGTTTTTAAATCCATAAAATATATTTCCTATAAATATACAATAGTTAGATAAATATCAACTATGCCGTGTATGTAAAGTTAGTTGTGGAATTAATCGGGTTCGGTGTGGATGAGCTAGTTATTTGGATAGGACCTGAGACAGGTAATGCTCCAACTCTTGGGGGAACAGAAAATTTGATTTTTTTGGTATTAATAAATTGAAGTGTTCTCTTGTCCACTAATGAGCCAGCAACAGTAATTGTTTTTACAAATTGTAAAGCGTCTCCCTCTAAGGTTATAATATCACCTTCCTTACCACTTGTAGGACTGAATGATGTTATTAGGGTTAATGGACAAACCGGAGATGCGGGAGTCTGTGTATTTAAACTGTTTGGATTAGACGGCACTGGTGACTCAAAAATAGAAAGTGTAGTTTTAATTCCAACACTTTGAGCACTTTTTTCCGCCTGTTCTAGTACAGGACCAAACTCCCTGTTATAATAATCAGAGAAAGTTTCAAAATACTCTTCAGATATATTGGACTGTGGGAAAAAACATATGTAGTACTTCAACATTCCGACTTGAGCTCTTTCTTTATTTGGAGTTAAAATAGCAATCATAAAATCAATATATGCGTCGAGAGTTTGGAATAGGGCAACAGGCATTGATTTTTTTTGACTTACAGTTGTAAGATTAACACAAGTATAAACCCCTTGTATCATGAACTGAGTTGGTCCTGCGTAATTGAAGTCCAAAGTTATATTACCCAAGTTGTTTCCGAAAGCACTAAACTGACCTGAAGGATTTCCGCTTTTAGCGTACGTCCTAACATAAGAAATCATATAAATCATTGTTTGTAACAACGAGTCATTCGGTAATTTCTCCTTAAGTTTAGCTGCGAACTGGGTTGGTGTTACTCCGCTAAGTAGATTTGTAGAACTTGTGGACTGCCAGTTAGCGTAGGCAGCATTTAGGTTTTCGGCACAAGAATTTTCAGCGGCTGCTGAATTATCATCAGCATTTTTAATTAGTTGGAACGAACGAGCAATTTCCGTTACGTCGGCATTTTTAGTCGCGGCTTTTTGTTGAAGAACAAGAGCTTCAATTTTTGAAATCAAATTTGAATTAACCTTTTGTAAATAATTTTCAATTGAAGGTAAATCATAGATTGACTGTCTTGTTCCTTTGAAAGTAGTTTGGAATGAACCTGGTGTAATAGAATGACTTACTTCTGTAATCATGTAAGGTCCGTTGAACATTGGTACGTGCCTTAGATTAAAGTACATCATTGGTTGTATAAGAGCGTTTCCTAAACATGTTATTTCCGCCGAGTAACTTCTCTTTTTATAGTAGTTGTAAAGGCTAACATTTTGTGTACCAGTATTTCTCGTTTTTGATAAATTAATCATATCTAACAATGCTTGTATAGATTCCGATGTTGCCAACCCTGGGTCTTGAGCAACGGTAATCTGAGAAAATACATTCTGATTCCTTATACCCATATCAACGTTGAAACCAACACACTTGTTAGATTGAACGTAGTCTCTAGCAGATTTTCCTGATAAATCTTCAATTAACGGTACTTCAGAAACTCTTCTTAAATCAAATGAATCGTCACCGTAACCAGTCTCTGTTGATGGTAACTGAACGTGTTCTGAAGGTTTACCAACAAAGAAACATACAAACTTAGGAGTTGCCTTCCTATAATCAACAACATTATAAGTTCCCCAAAGTTGGTCACCGAACTCTAATGAGCCTTGAGGGTTCGGAACCGTTAGCCCCTCAACGTCTTGAATATTATAGAAATTAACATAGGCCGGTAGTGGCATAACCGTAAAGTTATTTTGAATCAAAAGTCCACTGATTAAAGTAAACACACTCATACCTTCATTGAGAGCGTTTTTGTTAATCATATTTTTTACCCCAAATATATCAAGTATAACGGTGTCCCCGATATTTCTTGACGCTCTATCCAAGAATAAGAAATCTTCGAACAACGTGGTTGTTTTGTAATCCGCACCAGAAATCCATTTATCATTAATCGATTGGAACAATGTATACAACTCCAATCTAGCTTGCTCACCTACCAACGGTGCGGGTGCTTGTGGAGTAGGTAGTTCACTTTGATTTGGAAGATTTTTCTGGGTCAAAACTATAACCTCACGGAGAAATCTATTTTGGAGTGTTTCCAAACTATTGATGTATGTTCTAAGATTTGTTTTGAAGGTTTGTGAATTCAGGTTTGCGTTTTGAAGTTTCTGAGTAGCATAAATCTTAATAAGTTGTGAAAGTATTGTGATGTTATCTACGGTAAAACTTATGTTGTTGTCCACAAAGAAATCCGTTATGTATGACCCTTGGTCTGTATATGTCAAACCCGGAATTGTTGAAAACCCTACTTGTGTTTCTAACTGTCTCCAAGCGGCCAAATTGGCAGTTCTCGATTGAGCCAATGTAGTTGTTCCATTTGCTGTTGGTAATGAACCATCAACATAAGGTAGGAATGGAATCGGTTGAACCAAAGTGGGTTGTGCCTCTTGCCATGACAGATAAGATTCCCAAATTCTACGATTGAAATTCGATGGGTTCCCATTTCTTAAAATAACATCATATTCCATGATAGATGTTACCTGTGATTTAAAATTATTGTATTGATTTTCAATCACGTTATTGAAATATGTGTCCATAGAGTCCCCCGATAACTTCGGTGACACTTTCATAACACTTGTCATGAATGATTGAAAATTTCTGGCAGTAGCATCTATTTGAACTAACTGTTGACCAATCTGAGAATTGACTATACCATAATTTATATCGGTACTCGGATTAGTATAATTTAAAAACTCTTTCTCTATGATATCCAATGTTTTTGAATCAAACACTGAAAATATTTCCTCGATTTTTGAATAGTCAGTAAACCTTAAATCTAAGGGTGAAACATTCTCAGCGTCAGGCTGAATCTTGGTTAAATACGAGTCTGGGTTTGGTTTTGTAACAAGACTGTTGTCAAAGTATCCATAGTTTGAGGCCGACCACAAAAACCTAGCACTACCATTGTACATAGCGTTGTTGTCAGTAAGATTCTTAACCGTCACGGGAGCCGTGTTTAAGTTACTCACACACTCTACCGCCGCTTGATTCAAATTACAACCAAATGAGGGTAAAATGAAATAATCAACATTTTCAACAGTCGGGTTCGGAGGTAAGCAGTTGGTTGGGTCAGTAAAGTTGTTCTTTACAGTACCTGGTACAACAGCTGACCATGTTGTAAGGTTCAGAGTGTTAGAACCCTGTTGAGCCCCAACTATATTAGAACCATCATAATTGTTATAAAGTAATAACCCAGCAGATATTGAGGACTGAATCTCTGCGTCTGTATAGTTAACATATAAATCTTGACCCGTATAAAAATAATATAAGTCATTATACAACTTCGGGTAGAATCCTGTTTGAATACTTATGTTACTTGTAGTATCATCCTGAAGAACAACAGATGTAGTGTTAGCGTCTCTGTTAACCTTGAATTGATATTGTTTCAGTTTTGAATTTGTTTTTGGGTCATAGTTACCAACGTAGTCCCAATCTTTCCAAACGGAAGTTAAAATATCGGTGCTAGAGTTTACAAAAGTTTTATATCTATGCCAAGCAGCACCCAACTTTAAAACCCAAACGTACGGGACCTTATGTATAGCACCAAATTTATTGAAACAAGATGCAATATAATCCAACTGTTCCGTTTGGTTGTAGGTTTTATATCTTTCCCGAAGCGTTCCAACAGGAAGTGACATTAGGAATAGATATGCGGCTTTCAAATACGGGTTATTTTTATCGTTCCTTTGATTGTCAACACCTTCTTGTATCGCATTCAAAAAATAAGGCGTATTAAGAATTGATGTTGTTGTTTGGTTAGGAAGAATTCTCGTTGGAGAATCTGACGTTGTGAATCCCTCTGTGGGTATAAAAGTAGTTATCCTATTTGGACTGTTTTCGTAATAAGCTCGAAGGTTTGATGAAACCAAAGTTTGTGTTGTTGAAAGAATATCAGGTAGAGTGGTATCGTAATATGAAAAATTTGTGACAGGTCTCGCTGTTTTGTAATCGAAAATATTGTTGAAATTGGATATTTGGTCTCTCGGGTCATAAACCGTTAAAACTTTATTAGTATTATAAACTTCATCGAAAGAGGCGTCGGTACCAAGAGCCATATTGGATTGTACCCAACCCAAATCTGTAAATGGATATGTGTCAACAATTATTGGAGCGTTCGTATTTGTACTACCAACTAACTCTTGAAGAGGTGTTAAAGGTAAGTTCTTTTGTGGTTCGGGTCCGATTTGAGTTATCTTGATGATAGAAAAAGGATTCTCTGTGTAAGTCTTCAAATATGAAGTGACAAATCTGTCGGACGCAAATTGTAACCAACTTTGACCTGTACCTTGATTAGATATTTGCTCAAGAAAAGCAGGATATGTTTGTGGTGTTAATAATGTGTTCTTCAACTTGTACGACAAATATGGAGAACTGACTCCTAACGATAAAATTATATTACTTGCCTCAGTATCTCTATTCAAGTTAGTCAACTGATTAAGTTGATTTTCATTAGCCCTTATGAAACCCAAGTAATGACTACTTACAATCTGTCTTTCATAAATTTCATAAAAGAAAGGTATCTCTATCTTATTTGAATAACTAAGAACGGGGGATGGAAAATATAGAGGATTATAATTTGTGATGAACGTTACTCCATTAACGTCAATAGGGCTTTGTGAGACAGGTGGGTTGAACTTCTGAGCCAGTCCCTTAACATATTCTTCAACAAATTCTACTTCCGGCCAAATCTGAGAATTAAGTCCCTTTGTAAAATTAACGACAGATGGGCTAGCCAGATACTGAAGTTGGAATCTTCCTTTTTTGAAATCGGTACTTTCCTGATAGAACGTTGGCCAAGGATAGACAGGTTCTTGTGATGTAACCAATCCTTGATTGTCGTTTTGCGCTGTGGCAGTGAGGGCGACGTTTCTATTATTCTCCAAATTGTTAGCTGAAGATGGATTGTTTCTCACAACCAACCTCCTTACGTCATTATCCTTTACAGCCCAAGCATTCGTATGGACATCTTCTAAAAGTCTTATAAATCCCTCAGCGGTCGCCATAATGACAGCTATTATGTTCCTCACCGTGGGTATAAATCCAATTCCGTTTGATTGTTCTTGGATTATTGCTCTCAATTCTTCTGTGATAGCTTGTTCAAATTGTTGTAGTTTTTTACCCGCCTCAGTATCAAGTTTTTGAATCGTTTCTGTAAATCTTCCCTGACCCTCGAAGACAAAATAGGTTTTCGGTATTTCTTTTTTTGTTGCCCCATCTATTAAGGGTTTGTTTTTTGCTTCGAAATCTTCTGTCACTTTTCTGATTTGTTCATCAGTTGGTGAGGTAACCCCAAAGAAGGATTGTGCTGTCTTATTGAAATCTATAACATCTTTAGTAAGACTTACCGCAATCATGTCATAACTTATGTTATTAAGTTTGATTTGTTCTGGTTTACCCTTCCCAAGAGTTGGGTTGTCGTTCAATATAGCATTATATTGTGTAATCAGATTTTGAAGGTTGGTTATTGCCGCAAACTCAAAACTGATGTTACCTAAAATATTTTCTTGGAACCTATAAACATTTGTATTGTCCTTAAGAACAATCGGTTTCGGGTTCAAGTATCTTCCATACCAACTTGTACCTGCTGTTCTTACCTTATCAAAATAAGCAGCCAATGATAATCTGTAGTTTTTTATGTTCGTTAAGGGCTCGATGTTCGCCGCAGGATAAGAGTTAGCAATGAGTTGCTCAAACGTATCCAACTTGTTCATTAATTGAACTAGAGTTAGTTCAGGAAAATCAGGGACGATAAGTCCCTTACTTTTATATTCCTTATATACTTCAACAATTTTTTGATAACCTTTCTCACTGACCAAACTTTCTGTAACTGTGTTCTGATTACTGTTAGATGTATTTTGGTTTCTTGTAATTGTTGTTGAGTTTTGTTTTTCTAAATTAGCATTCGAAGTCGAACTATTCGGAATTATAGGTTGCGTTTTGATGTCAAACACTCTACTATACATGTGAGGTGCCGCAAGCAAGTGAGCCACCAATATTTCATTCAAGATATTGAATTTAAAACCTCTAAATTCCAAAGTGACGTGATAATTTCCTGTCGCACTGTTGAACCTTGCATTAAACTTTTCGAGATTCAACTGATACTTTATCGCTTGACCATAATACCCTTTCAGCGTTAGATAGAATTGTGGATAGGGTAAGTTAAAAAAAGCAGCATATGGTGATTTATTTCCAAGTTCAAAAAGTCCTTTACCTTGTATATCCTCCAACTCTATCTGAACGGATGGTATAAAAGAAGAAGAAACTTTAACATTTATTGATGTGATACCTAACAACCCTGTATCAATAACGTTTTGCTCATCAACAACAGTATCTTCATAGTAGGGTTGGTTCGTACCTGGAATTAGGTCAATTTTCTGTAGGGGTTGATTCGATGCTTGTTGTTGAAGAGCATTTCTACCCGTTAATTGGTCATAATACCCTTGTCCCAAATATGTGTTCTTGGTGGGTCTGAGAAAATTAATTTTGGCAATGGTAGTGGTCTGTCTGATGTTATCGGTTGGTGTAAACCCTAAAGCAAGTTTGGTTCTTGGAATGACCTCTGCCTCCAAGTTAGCGAACATAATCAAGTTCTCATGGTCTACCAATCTTTCGTAAATCCTCCCTTGGTTGTCTATTGTTCTGTTGGGGTCTACAAGAATGATATTATTATAATCGAACTCAACGTATATATTCCCACTTTGGTCAGGTTGTTGATTATCTGCCATAATAATAAAAATAATTTTCCAACGCGCCTTTATAATCCTGTAATGATGGGATGAGCGGGAACGGAATTACCAAAACCGCACCATCATAGATATTGTTTTCCATCCCCATGAATATAGGGTTAGCCTGTAATATTAACCAACTATAATAGGGTGAATTATAAAACTGTTGTGATACTTTATCTAATCTACTTATACCGACCCTATAAATAAAGGATTTATCGGTTGTTTTGGCTGGTAGTTGAACAAATGGTACCACAGTTTGTTCACCATTAATTAAAAACTCATTGTATCTGTTATAATATTGGTAAGCCATTAGTTAAGTTTTATTTTAGAAACCCAAGCATTGGTTGATACCTCGTCATTCCAAGTTTGTTTATTAGAAGCCAAATTAGTGGAAGCCCCCAATGATTTTATCATTGTCGTTTGTGATGACAGTGGCGGCTTAAACAACTTATATGTTAACACTCTTTCTTTAGAAGGGAATGGATTATAGTTGATAAAAGTCTTAAGTTGGGTATCAGAGGTTTCCATTGTTTCTAGAAACTTGGTGGCAATAGCCGTTTCTTTATCGAAGAAACTTTTTGCCATAACCTTCCAATAGGCATCGAACTCGGCTTCAATCTGTCTGTAGTCAGCACCACCAACTGTAATCTCAGGCGCATTTTTCAAGTTGCCAATAATGGCATTTTTGAAAGATTCATAGTTATCTGTCTTCAAATCTTGAGAACACAATAGATACATTCGTTTGAATTGTTTATTCAAAAAGTCTGAATTGTCAAAATTAGGATTTGGGTCAAGATTGAATGGTACAAACACTTGACCGATAACATCAGCAATCGTTGGTGACGGTGCTGAGTTTGGAACTGTCATACCATATATCATAAAGCCTTGATAATCTTGCCCACCATAATCGAAGTCAACCGAACTGTTTGTTTTTATTTGGAACTCAATCAAATTTTTTCTTATGGTTTTGATATCCTCAATCATCTCATCCAAAGTGTTGGTTATTAAACCAGCGTTTGCCGCAACCTTAGTTGTTCCACTAGTTTCGAAAACCCTTATCGTCATGTTCTGCTCTTGATATCCGTCAGTACCTGTTCCAGGTGCAGAAGCACCCAAAGGTACAGTGTTAGCCCTCGCAATAAACTGTAAATAATTTTGTTGTTGATTTGTAACCTCTTGGATTATATTAGACAACGGTGTAAGGAATGCCGATTTTTTGTTTTTGATAAATGTTGTATAATTCCTTTTTATTTGTCTGATTGTTTTCGGTGTGAAACTTTTCTGTGGTTTCGATATAAAAGTTATGAAACCGTCTTGATTATTGAATGAGTTTGTATTAATAGCCGTTTCATATTCATCAAAAAAAGGATTAAATAACTTTTGAATATTGTCCGGTTTACCAAAGATATAAACATCCTCTGGCATTGATTGCTCAACATAAAATGTGCCCTTTTGATAAATTCTTTGTAGGGACCAAAGTTGTAACATGGCGTTATTGTATTGTTGTAAAACTTGTTTTTCTTTGTTCATTATTGTTTGGAAATAATTCCTAGTTTCACCAACAAATCCGTCCATAAATTCTTTATAAGATATGTCACCGAACTCATCCGTTGAGGTAATCTGACTCGTAAGTCTTTTACCAATGGTATTTGTGTTAGAAAAGGTATAATTGTTCTGTACTTGATTAGATAGTGGTGGAGGTGGATTTCCTATCGATTGAAGGAAGTTTTTATCCAACACTTTTATACTCGTGTCTGTTACATCTGCTCTATCATCCCACATTTCGGTGTTCGCGTAATAGTTGAATGATAATGCGTTTTGTAGTTTATCAACGGCTTGAGCTAGTCCACTACCACCAACGAAGTTGAAATTCATAGATACATTAGCAATCATTGGCTGTACACCAATTCCTTCAGGATTTATATCTAAGCCTTCAAAAGTTAATGAAAGGGATGTCGGAATAATCTTAGTGTTATAAAAATCTCCAACACGAAGGACCAACACAGGTGGTGTACCGAATGCTGTGTTCGTGGCGTTGTTGTATTGTAGTTCTGTTGCTCCGTTTATATCTTTGATTGTTGGTATAGTGTCACCTGGTCTCATACATTGTTGTAAAAATGTAAGTCTTGAATTAAGACCTTCAGGTGTTGTTGAGTGAAATGCCGGTTGGAAAAACTTCAACTTATCTTTGAGGTTGTCGTAAACCATTGGTGTCTCGGTCTTAATTGTTTCGAAATAATCACACTCGGATAATAAAGCCCTCAAAACTCTTTTTGTTATGTTATCTCTTTGAATGTATTTTTGTTCGATTTGGGTTGTAGGTGGAATTTGTGGTATTGGTTGAAGTTGTGGTTGAGGGTCATTGTTTGGTTGTGGTACAGGACCAGGGTTAGGAAACTCGGGGGTTGTGGTTGTTGTAACAGTTATTTTTTCGATTGTTGTCCTCCTACAAGCCATTGCTCGAGTGGTATAAATTTCATCACCCGTATTTGTACAACTCCCTTGATTTTTTACAGTTCTATTTGCGTTAGCATCAAAAGAAACCACATCACCATTTTCACCAAAGTTTTTTTCAACAAAAGTCAATCTGTTTTGGTCACTCGCCTTTTTGACTTTTGGAAAAGACAGGATAAATTTCTTCATAGATTCTAATCTTCTTTCTCCTAAACTCTCATTGTAAGTTACACTTGCTCTTCCTGATGTGTTAGATAATAAATTAAGAGAAACGGTCGCACTTTTATTTGTTTCCAAATCAGTACCTAATTTTTCTAAAAATTCTTTCATTTTCGAGAAGTTAGGTTTGATAACTGTTTCGAAAAAGTTGTTCAAAGATGACCCCTTAGCACTATAAAGTGATTGTTGACCCAAATAAACGTTATAGTAGTCTTCATAAGATTTGACAGGTTCTCCACTTACAGGTTCGTTATTAGGGAAATATCCAGCAAGTCCTTCGTATTCTTGTACGTTGGTTGTTGGTGTGTTAGTGGTTGGGTCAGTTGTAGGTTGTCCCGTACCATTGTTACCACCAGGTTGAACGGTTGTATTGTTTCCTGTCGCAGTTGTATTGACGATAGCTGAAATTTGTTCTCTACTAGCCTCTTTCGATGAAATTATTTGTTGTAACTCATATAGGTCACTCGGGCTAACAGTATAATATTTTTTCGCCAATTCATACAAATCGTATTTTCTACATCCGGCAAAGAATGAATCCAAAATACCGTTAATCCTCGTTTTGTTGGTTTCCTTATTGAGAATCTTATTAACAATGACATTCAAGACGGATGGATGGTCAACAACGATTTTCCAGTTAAGTGTCCCCGTTCTTTGAGTGTTTGTATAGGTATAAATTGGTTCAGGTCTTCCCAAGAAATCTTGTCCTTTCCAATTGGCTGTCACGCTCTCAGTAAACTTCAAATCATATGGTGGGAACCACATTACTCTTCCTCCGTTAGGTCCTCTTTCACAAACGGGTAACTCAGAGACATTAAAACCTGGTGTGTTTGAGGTTCTCCAAGCTAGATTTTCCAAGGAGAACATATATTTTTTTGCCACGGAAACATTACTAGCGGTGTCCAAAATTAAGTTTGAAGAATCTTGTCCACCTTCTCTTTTGTTTGGAGCAATGTTCAAATTATAAGTTTTATCTAAAACAGAAAAGGCGAATTTTCTTCCTTCTGTAGTCATACCATCCACTTTCTGTAAATCATTGTATTGGAGATATGGGATGTCTTTGGCAAAAACACGACAATACTCTGAACCAACCTCTTGTCCAATAGCACCTATATATCTATAAACCCTTGAACCCTTAGTAAGTTCCTTATATCCGTCATTAAAGACTTTACTAACTTGGTCTATAGCATTTCCAACGTGTTGTAATCTTCTCCCCCCTTGTGGTTGACTATCAATTATTTTTTGTGTGTCATATAGAATAGAACCCTCTCTAAACACATTATTTGTAGATTCAGTTGAGTTGTATGAGGACGGCTTAAAATCTTCATCTTGTTCAGTTACTTCTCCACCTAACCCCACTTTTTTGCCGGCATTGTCTTTGTATTTAGGTGACACCCATGTGAACCCTCCTTCAATACCACCACCGTCAATGTAGGTTGGCGCGTTAGGACCCAACTTAACAGACTTACTTGGTCCTTCGTAAAGTTGTGCTAACTCACTTGGACCATAAACAGGGGATTGAAGCTCCCTATTAAACTGGTCAACAGGTAAATCACCACCAGGAGAAAAAACTCTTGATGGGTCAGATGTAGTACTCCCAACATAAAAGTTACTATTGTTTTGTGTAGTACCTACTAGTTCACCAGCAAGTCTATTGAAAACGTTTCTATCGTAGTTTGGCTTATATTTGTTGTAATCTAAGTTGAGAAATAATCTTCTTCTTGTTCCTGCGCCAGTGTTGTCTAAAAAGAGTTGTGAACCTGTCTTGGTTCCTCCTAATAATCTTGAGAAGAAGTTTCCTAAAATCGATTGTGTACCTGTTGCTGCGAGTGTAAGTTGTTGTATAGTAGTAGGTTGTTGTGAATTGATACTTGGGTCAAAATAAGAGCCAGGTATTGTTGAAGTAGGTAAAATACTCCCCGCCAATCTCAAAGCAAAATCTGTTGCAGCTAAGATTGGTGTTTGAGGTACTGTAATTGAATAATTAGGTTCTATTAATGGAACCCTTCCTGTTACCATACCTAAAATGTCAGTACCGCTGTTAGCAGTAAAAATATTTGCTCTCCCTAATGTTTGTCTCCTGATTTGAGCCGCAACTCTATCTATAAAATCTTTCTTAAGTGTCTTGGCTCCAAGTGCCGCCAAAAAAGAATCTTGACTCAGAAGCCCATCACTTCCTGAAGGGTCTTGTTGAAGTAAAATGTTAATTGGTGCGTAAGAAGATGGGTTAAATGTAGATGGATATGGTTGGTTATTATAATAATTTCTATAGGCTTGAGGTCTTTCTAAACTCTCTACAAATTGTCCCGCGTCAGCAAGTTGAAGAGACCCTCCCCCATAAGCATTAAGTGGTCTCCATGCCGGAGATATCGTTCCAAAACCAGTTTGAGCCGCTATTTCTGATTGGTCCAAAATTTTAGCATCTTGTTGGTATGGACCATACTCTCCTTCATTTGATTTTGTATTAAGAAGAGCGTTTGGGTCAGGGACTTGTCTGTAACCACCTTCAGGTCCAAACTGATTTTTTGGATATAACTCATCAGCAAAAATAGGTGTATCAATTAAAGAATCTGGTGAATCAACCACCGGAGTTATGTTGTAACTATACTCCGTATTAACAGGTGGAGTCAGTCTCCTTGGAGATTTTGGATAGGGTGGTAAATTTTTTGTCAAACACCTATTTCTAAAGGCTTCCGTATTTACAAAATCTAAAGGGCTTGGCATCAATTATTATTTCTGATAAATAGATGTTTCTAAATTTTTTATGGTTTCTTGGCCGGAGCGAGTCCCAATTTTTTCAGAAGCATTTCTTTTTGTTGTGTGGTTAACATGTCAATCAGTTCATTGAGGTTAACTTGTGTTGTCTTATTTTTATCTCGGTCGTATAGGTCTATGACACCCCTAATATTATGCGTAAGTTGTAGCGGACTCATCGTGTTCATAACCATTGGATTCATAGCACTCGATGGACCATAAACCGTAGGTGATGGGATTGCCTTCGGGGCGGTTTCTGTCTTTTTTGGTACTTTTATACCAGTAACTTTTTCCCCTTTTCCCCCTTGGGTTTCTATACCCGGTATAGCACTTACAATTTCTTTCAAAAATTCTTCCCCGAATCCCTCTGTCACATCACCCAAAACAACACCCATATTTTTTAACGGTGTCATAATCGATGATTTCATTAACTCCATTATATCTTTATAAGCCTCTCTTTTTTGGGTTTCATCTCCAGAGCTGGCCTTATCATACAAACTTTGAAAAGCCACCTTCATTTGTCCACCTGTTATGTCTTGTGTTATCTCCTCCATTTGTTTCCTTATATTTGTGGTGGTATTCTCCAAAAATCCCATATATCCTGGTGCACCCAAAACATTTCCCGCCACAGTTGCGTTGAGTTTTTTAAATTCTGCCAATGTTTTTTCCCCTGTTGTTAACTGTGCTCTTTGTAGGTCCTCCATTGTTTTTGGGGCCTTTTTCTGTTCTTCCACAATCCTTGACATTTCCTCTTTAGTAACATCGGCAATGTTCTTGTAAGCCTCTGCTTCACCTGGTCTTGAAACTTTAACCTCCATGGTACCCTTATCACCAATTCTCGAAATATTTGCTAAAAGAGTTTTGTCGTTTTCACTCATATCCAAGGCTAGCCCTGTTTGGTTAATCAACGCTAATCTTTTATCCAAATCAGCAGCAGCTAAAGCAGCTTCTCTCATTGCCTTAGCACTAACCCCTGTTTGTGCTTCCATTTCTCTCAGTGTCAAAATACCTTGGGGATTTATCTTGAAACTCTTTGTTTGTTCGTCGAAATAAGTAAATTGTCTAGCAACATTGATAAGACTATCTTGTAACCCTGAAGGGTCGGTTAGCGATTGATTCAATAAAGCCATAGGGTCAACAAGGTTTCCAGCCGCAACACCCAATCTTTGAAATGCCGAAGCCACACTAACTGCTTGGTCTGGGTCTAAAACCTTTTCCGCCAACTGAAACGTTTGATTCATATCAAACCTCAACATTGAAGCCTGTGCCGCCATTTTAGTAAGGCCTTGTACCCCATTACTGAAATTGAACCTTGACATTTGGTCCATGTTTTTCAAAACATCTCCCATCACTGTTTTAGCATTCAGCCCATAACTTTGTACTTGTACAATTGAATTCAAAACATTACTTGAAATCTGTTGGTAGTTATAACCAACGGCTCCGAAGGCTTCAACAATTTTAGCAGTTTCTACACCCAAAACTTGTGATACTGAATAAACTTCTCTCAAATCTTCAGAGGAAGCGACCACTACTCGTCTAGCACCAGCAGCTATACCGGCAATTGTGTTAGCAACGTCCTTGGTTTCCGCACCCAAGGCTTTCATTGCTGGTGTGGCATTCTGTATCCTTACCAAGAACTCATCCATTCTTTGTCTTGACTGAATGAAAGCCTTGTTCAAATTTTCACCACCCTCAACTAACTCTTGAGTTGCGGTTTTTAGATTACCGAGAACATCAGGTATCTTGAGAATTTCGTTCTTAATCTGGGCCCAGACATTGAGTTTCTCTGCGTCGCCCGGATTTTCGGCCTCTACTCCTGTTTTTGCCATTGAATCTTTTTAAATAAATAGAAGATTATGGATTTTTAATCTTTTTTATTGTTTTCAATCCATTTGTTTAAGAGATATTTTCTCATAAACAAGGGCATGATAAGGAAATCTTGATATGTTACACTGAAAATTGTGCTTAATAAATAAAATTCGTCTATTTGTCCCTGTCTATAATCAGAAGAAAGGGCGAAAAAATTCAACCCCAAAACCAACATTGACCGTTAGTTTTTCTCCTGATGGGGCTGTTACTGTCTTTTTTAAATCCAAACGTGGTTCGTTTTCTAATAAGAAATTTTTGATATACTTTGAGTCAGTAATTGGCATTCTTTCGATTTCCTTTGACAATTCCCCCTTATCTGTAATCCCATTAAGTTCAACAATTTGTCTTTGTAATTTCCATGTTACTCTCGGGGCAATCCTACCTTGTGGATAAGAATCTGCCATACTTTCGATTTCATTTGCCTCCCCGAAGGTCAGTGGTCTTATTTTAGCAACTGAGTTGGATTTGGGTAGTGTTATTGTAAAAGTACCATCTTCGTTTGGTTTCATTCCTTGTTTTATTGACATTTGGTCTAACAACACATTTGTCTCGAAATTTTTTCTTGTTGAGGGGTCAACAAGGTTCAAAGTCATCTCAGGACCAAAAGAGGTATTTCTCAAGAAAATCAAAATTGCTTCTACATCCCCTTGGAGTAGGTCTTCAACTCTTAGGTCAGGTTCATAAATTTTATTTCTAAGGAGAGTTGTTGTTATATCCCCTGACCCTCCCATCAAAATGTTTTCATCGTTCGCAGTTAGATAACCAACTTTGACTGATGACTTTTTATTTTTATAAAAAACTCCACCTGAAGGGAGAGGTACCACGTCATGTGGTAAGTTCATATATTGTTGTCCGTATTCTCTTGATTGGTCCATAAAAAAAATTAACCGTATAGTTTATTCTATACGGTTAAATATAATTTGTATTGATTTTTTCTAAATAGTATTAGAAAACTAATACACAACGGTCCATTCTCATTTGACAAGAAATCGTAGCCAACTTATCGTCTGAGTAGTTCAAAGCATTGAAGTTAGCACTTGTTAGGAATGTACCATAAAGAATCCATTTTTCAACAACAACTCCCGTTGGGTCCAACATCTCGAGGTCCACGTCTTTCTTATAACCCGCGGCATATCCCATACGTCCTGTTACAGACTCGGCGTGTAATCTCACCCACTCCATAAGTGCTTGAGCCGCTGAGGGTCCGATTGGGTCTCTAAACACCACTGGTAAAGCATCCCACGTAAATCTTCCCGCAACAAATGTTGAGGTGTTCAAGAAGGGTATTTCAGTTTCAGCAATTTTGATACTTGGTCTTGCCGTTGATTCAACGAACCACTCATTAATCCCTAAAGACGAAGGAAATCTTAGAATAAATCTATTATTCCTTTTTGGTTCGTAAGGTAACGGCATCCGCATTAGTAAATCTGCCATATTAAAAATTTTTTGTTATTCTGTTTATATGTTATAAATATACCTATTTACAATTTTTTCTACTTTACTTTTTTTTTAACTTGAATATATATCTATTATACTTCTTTTTTCTTGCCTCCAGCAGTAGAATATGTTTTAACTATATTATCTGGCTTATCTTTAAAATGTCTTTTCATTACTTCTACGTTCTTAGGGTCATCATCTGAAAAACCTATTTGAGGCATAAATTTGTTAGCTATATCTTTTTTTAGAAATGCTCTTTTTTCTAGTAGTGCCGCCATCCCTTTTATATAATTCACAAATGATTCCATAGCTCTTACCTTAGCTTCCTCAGGATTGGTTGCCCCCGACTCATCCCCAAAAGACACAGGGTTATATTTGTTCAGTTCCAAGTATGTCTTAATCAATTGTTCATCGTCCATTTCTTCCTCACCTACAAACGAACGGTATTTTTTTAGATTCTTGACGAGCTCGTCTTTATCAATACCTTTGAAATCTGATACAATATAGTTGTAGACAGCTTGTTTTAAAATTTCGGGATTATGACCACGAGCTGTTATTATGGCAAATATCGAGCCGTTGTTTATTGCTTCCCTAAAATCATCAAACGCAGGACCAACTTTAGCGTTCATAGCATCAACCAAAAATTGTTTGTCACCTTCGGTTCTGAAATTTCTAAATGGGTCTTCAGCAAAACCAACAATTGTTTGTCCGTTATAATTAAAATTTTCCTTACCCACCATAGTTCTGTATGTGGCAAAATCTTCTGTACTCATACCAACTTCTTCACCCTCACTGTTTTTTAGAATAATTTTTGTTGGCATGTGGACAATATTATCGTCCCAATCAAATGCATAATATTTCAAGTCTGGGGAACCTTCAGGTTTGAAACCTTCGTGTATGTCGTATTTTTCAATCATTGTATATAAATAGTTTGACAAATAAAAAACCCCCCAAAATTGCTCGGGGGGTTTGTATATTTTACTTTTCTGTTAGATGTTCTCAAATGAAGCACCTGTCGGAGTTATAAAGAACTCAATATCAATAAACTCGAGAGCTTTCGTAGGTTTAAGATAAATCTTACCTGTTAGAGTGTTTCTATCTAAATCCTCTGGTGAAGATGAAACTGTCACACGGAAGTCATACAAACCTCTATCTCTTCTTATTGAGTCTAATATCGGATTAACACTATCTAAGAATTGTTGTCTTACGATTTGGTCGTTTTGTTCAAACAACAATCTAACAGCTACAGCAGATATTAACTTACGTGCCTGAAGTAATAATCTTCTAACATTTAATCTGTTGAGTGCCGTATCCGCCACTTGAAGTGTTTTGTTACCCCAAATTACAGTTCCTACATCAGCAAATGTTGCGATTGGGTTGATTCTTCCTTGATAAAGAGTATCTCTATCTTGTTGAGTCAACTTAATTCTAGCCTTGATTGAATTTACAAGACCTCTTGTGTAACCCGCCGATGCGAACCAAGGGAATGAAATATTGTCAGTTAAAGCCAAGTTTCTACAAACCTCACCTGTCGGTGGTAAGTAAATTTGGGTATTATTAACAGTATCTCTAACTAATATCCAAGGATAATAAGTTGCTGTATAGTTCGAGTCAATTCCAGTGTCATCCAATCTGTCAACCGCAGTTTGTGGGTATTGAATCAACTGAGGGTCAGTACCGTCAGGTGAAAGCAAATCATAGTCTGGTGTTGTCGTGATATAAACGGAATCAGCTCTTTGGAATTGTATCATATCAATTGTTTTTTCAACAAGTGAGAAGTTATTGATATAATCGATACTAGCTGTCGCGAATACGTTTATGTTTGTTGCCTCAGGATTTGCGAACGTTAGAATACCAAGTAAATAAGCGTAGTAATCTGAGTTAGCAAAGTCTTGAGTATTATCTTCAACAACAATTCTTTTGAAGATACCTTGACCTGTTGCGTTGGGGTAACGAGAAGAAGGGAAGAACCCTGCTAAGAATCCACTTTGACCGATTTGGAATCTGTCTTCGTTTGTTCTGTATTCTCTATAAATGTCCCATCCGTCAAAACCACCAGCAAAACAAATAGTATATTTTCTTGCGTAGATGAAGTAGTAAGGGTTTGCTTGGTCTTGAGGGTCGTTTCTGAATTCAGCTACACCACATTCGAATGCGGTCTGCCCTGAAGTTTGGAAAGCGGAACCAATTGTAACAACAGTTGCTCCAGAATCCATGTGGAAACCTTTTGAAATTTGGTTGAAAGGTAGGGATGTAGTTGCGTTGTAGAAATCCACAACAGGGTTAAGTCTACCTTGATACCCTAACATTGATTCGTCCACTCCTACAGTATTAGAAAATCCTAAATATGTTCTTCTTACGATGTCTCCAGGAGATTCGTCAGCAGGTCCCGAATAAAAAGGTGTGTTGTAAACTGTTTCACCAGGGAAAAAGTATTTCACTTTGAATTTTGGTACAGGTGCTAAGTTAGTTGGTGACCCGTATATTTTTTGGTTGTAACCATAGAAACCACAAGGTAAAGCATCGATTGGGGCATTCTCTGCCATTTCCACCATGATAAATTTAGATATTAAAGCAAATTCACCATCATGGGAACCGATTCTTTTTGCCACAAAATTATTAGACGCTGGGTCCATTGTACAGTTTGTGAACTTCTCAATTACAACTGGGTTAGCATCTGTATCGAAGAAATTACGTACTAATACATCAAATGTCATATTGTTGAAAGACAAGTTAGCAATTGAAACTTTGATTTCAACGTTCGCTGAATCCCCGTCTGAAATAGAAATAAATCTAAACAAATCATAAACCTTATTACCTCTCAATTCCGAAACTAAGAAAGGAGATTTTGGTGATTGGTATTGCTCTAATCTCCATCCGATAGATGTGTTAGACAAAGACCTAGCACTATCTAATGAGACTAAATTACAATTTAAACCTCTTATGTAAGATTGAAGATACGCATTCGAAAGAGCCGCAGGATAAACTTCGTCAACAAAAATAGGAACCTCATTTCTAGGTTTTCCAAAGTTTGTTGTACCGAGAACTTTAGTTATGAATTTTGAAGATGTAGGACTCATAGAAGTCTCAAATGAGAAGTCATCACCAGCGTTAGTAACCCCCGAAAGTAAGAATGTAAAATATGGGTCAGTTGTTATACCAGAATATTGGTCAGTACAAACCATTGTAACACCTGTTGTAGCACTAACCTCATAAATTGGACCGTGATTCTCACTTGTATTACTGTTAGTAAATAAAGATATACCTCTTGACCTCAAAGTAGCAATAACCATATTATTGTACTCAGTAAAGGAGAATGCTGAAAAAGTATAAATGTTACCTGACACAGTACCTGAAAATTCGTCAGTTCCTGTCGAGACTAAATTAGTTACAAAATAATCGTAAGAATAACCTGAATATAAATTACCTGTTGTAATATCGAAGTTAGCATAAAACCAAGCATCGTTATCACCTGATGTTAATTCGTTGAAGTCTAAATTTGCAGAGTTAGTCTCGAAACCATTTATGACAACAGGGTATGTTGTAATCAATGATTGAAAATCAGAATTCGGAATAGCTCCATAAATGAAACATGTATAACCAGAGGATGCTGGTGCTTCCATTATTGAATCCAAATTCGTTGTGAACTCTTGATTGATTGTTGAAGTACCTCCATTACTTAATCTGAATTGAACTTGTAATGAATTAGCAAGTATAGACGGTAAAGCAGTTAAATAACTGATTGTATTGTTAGCAGAATTTCCTGAGAAATCAAAAGAAAATGGAATTATACCACCATCTAAAGCCATTGTTGTGGGGTCAGGATTTGCTACGGTTGTTATACTCCAAGAAGGACCGGCATCATAACCAGACAATCCCAACACCCTTGTTACAAAAAGTTGGTTTGATTGTTGAAGGTATGATTTAGCAATATATGCCGCCTCATACTTTGGAATTTGTGTACCCACAAACTTGACAGGTTCAGTACCACCAAAATAGGCCTGAAACTCATCGTAGTTGGTAATGAACACTGGCTCGAAAGCTGGTCCTTTTATAGTCTCTCCAACGAGACCTAATGTCGTTACACCCACACTCTGAGCCACGAACGATAAATCGGTCTCAGAAGTATAAACTCCGGGGGAAACATAAACTTTTTTGTTAGCGATTGCTGTTGCCATTATTTTTGAAATTAATTCTTGCTAAGATTTATTTTATTGATAAATATTCATATGCGAATGAAAAAACTTTACTTTTGAATATCTATTTATAAACGGTGAGAATAAATTCTACCTTTTTTCTACCATGAAAGAAAAGAAAGAAATAAAGAACATAAAAATTGACCCTAAAGTACATGAAACACTAAAAAAGTATTGTGACAAAAGGGGTATCAAGATTTACAAGTTTCTCGAAAATTTGATAATGGAAAAGTGTAAAGAAAAGAAAGATATATATGGTGAGGATTAGACCAATTTACTCTCCCATGTAATCACCGCTTCTTTTGTGTTGTCCAACTTTGTAACAGTTAGTGTAAGAGTATCGTTTGTTGTGATTTGAATTAATGAAACGTCATTCCCATAATAATCTCCATTTATATAAACATCATAGTTGTCCACATTCTCTGAGGATATGAATTCCATGTCAGCGGTAAAGTCGATTGTATCAACAAGTGTGTTATTCCCAACAACAAAAAGAAACCTAGAAGGAAATTCATCAGGGTTCGATGGATATAATTCTCTTTTGACTTTTCTGACAGAAGTGTCAACCTCCACCAATTGAGTCACCCGAGCAATAGCAGGTTTAACCTCAAATTCCTCTTCATCAATCAAATAACCCAACATAGTAAAATCATAAGATTGAACATAATACTTTCTAGCCTCCATAGTCATCTGAGACTCGTCCGAAATATTATTCATAATGATTGGAACATATTGTCCTTTTATAAAAGTGTATGCTTGTCTTGATGAGAACTTCTGCATTACAATTTTATTAAGTTGATTAAGTTCCCTCATTCTATTACAAATAATTTTAACACTGTAATTAATATCTACTGGCACAGGTTGAGGTATTGTGTAAATGTCCATACCCTGCATGTTACCGTTCCAAGTCGGTACAGAAGCATAATAGAATTGTTTCCTTACAGGTATTGTATAAAGTAAAGCTGGATTTGTACCATACTTTACTTCAGGACTTCTCACAACTGTTATGAAGGGAGGAGACGGGTTATAGTCCAAATCAACAAACTTCCAAGTTTCCAAATATTGTGCCCAGTTTTGAGTAGTTATGATTATATCCAACATGGGCACTGTTTTTCCGGCAGTAACAACTTCCAAATCAGTTTTAACAAAATCCAACATTCCTCTATCCAAATCGGCATGAAGAACAGACTTTGGAAGATATGTACCATCTTTATTAATATACTCCAAAAGTTGTTCCCTCCTCGGGTATAATGTTTTCTGAGGAGTGAGAGGTAAGGTTGGTATTACTTTTTTTGGTAGTGGCATTTCTTACAAATAGTTTTTATATTTTCTAAAAAAAACAGAGGGTTGTTCCCGATGAATAACATCTACATTAACAACTTTGTTTTTACCCAAAAGTTTCATTGCGTGATTCAAAGATTTCAAACCCCAAGTTCTATCGGGTTTCCAAGTCAGAATGGTGTTTGTTCCTGATGGGTCGTATTTTAAATAGTTTCCCTCAATAGAAGGGTCAATTAATCCGACAAAGTTATAGTTCCCAACTTCAGGATAAGCCCTTAATCCCCCCTTCGAAAAACCCGAAACCGAATTAACTTTAGCATTTGGATATTTTCGTTTTATAGTTTCAGTAACAAATCCAACTGAATTTTCCCAAATACTATAAGCGACGTTTTTATCTTTTAAAATATCTTTCCCTTGACTATACAAAAACTTGGCACCGTATTTTGAGCTAGGGGTCCCTCCAAAAATAATTGCCCAAGAATTAGAGTTATTCCCCTTGTTCAATATTATGGAATCATCCGACGAAGACAATTTCTCGAATAATTTATATTGAGATTCTGTTACAAGTATTTTCATTATTATATTCCTCTAAACTCGTTTTCACTCACATATGTGGCAACAACAGTTCTATAAAAAGGTTTGTATCCACCATATGTGTGTTTATTATCTGACCTCACATATCCATCATCACTTACAGAATAATATCTCACTCTATCTTCGGTTTCATAATATCCCAAATAATCACCCATGAATATTTCCACACCCAAATCATCCAACTGTTTTTGGTAAAGAGAAAATCTCATATTACCTGGCTCTTGTTGTTCAACTTTAGAATTACCCAAAAATTTGTTTGTAGGTGCCATTACCTGAACAAGACCCTTCAACTCGACAGGTGCCAAGAATTGAACTCCGTCTTCCAAGACCTCGCCGTAGACGTCATCAGTTTTCGTTTTGTATCTATCGATTCTATAAAGAATTACAGTAAAGTTCATGTCCCCCTCTAACCACTCCTGCCCCATAGAAATGTCCAAAGCAAAATCCTCCCTTCCGAAAAACTTACCTAACCGAGAAATTGGAACTAAATTTTCTGCCATATTGATAAATATTTTAATTTCATTTATATTTCAAGTAAAAATTTTATGAAAATATTTCCACCACAAAAAGTTTATGTCTCTGAAAGCAAAATTCATGGTATGGGTGTCTTTGCTTCCGAAACAATAGAACAAGGAGAAATCTTCGAAGTGACACCATTGTTAGATTTGAAAATTCCAAAAGGGGAGCTAAGTGGGTGTATGATTGATTACAGATTCAACTGGCCACAAGGCACAAATCCAGAACTTCAAGTTGTAGGGTGGGGATACGGTAGTTTATATAATCACTCCGAAACTCCAAATGCCGCTTGGAAATCAAACATGGATAACTTCACCTTCGAATTTTATGCCACCCGAAAAATAGAAAAGGATGAAGAAATCCTTGTTTACTATGGTGATAGTCTTTATTGGAATGACGGAAGAGACCACGTCCAAATTAAATCATGAGTATAGAAGTTTCATTAGAATCTAAGGCACTTAGCATCCTTCAAGATTACGAAGGGGCTAACAATTATATTTTAGAACTTAAAAGAAAGTCTCAAGTCAACAAAAAATTTTATCCAACAAGAAGTCAGTCTGAGTACATTATCAATTTCCACGACAAGCAACCCAAGGTTGCTAAAAAATGGGTAATCTTGGACGCTTATTTTGCTCAAAAACTTGCGGATGATAAATTACTCACACAAGTACCTGAAAAAGTATGGGTAGAAAAACTTTTAGCGGAAAAAGAAAAGGCTTATCACATTTGGGGTAAAATCCAAGACTCAGAACAATTACACGAATTTTGGCTACCAAAAGCCTCTCTCATCAAAGATAATACAGTCAAAGACGTTGTCATCGATTATTCAAAATATGAACATCGTCCACCTCTTACACATCAAAAAGAAGCAATCCAAAAACTTGTAGAAAATAAAAAATATATTTTGGCTGATGATATGGGTTTGGGAAAAACTACGTCAACAATCATTGCTGCTTTGGAGTCAGGTGCCAAAAAGGTTTTAATAATTTGTCCCGCAACATTAAAAATAAATTGGAAGAGAGAGATTCAAAACTACTCCACCAAAAGTGTGTATATTTGTGAAGGGAAAAACTTTGAACCGAATCACGACTTCATTATAATAAATTATGACATAATAAAAAATTTCCATGACACTAAAAGAAAAAATGAATCGCAAATTGTTAGCGCCGATTTTGATTTGGTGGTTGTTGATGAAGCACACTATATCAAAAATGCTCAAGCTCAACGTACGAAACTAATCAATGATATTGTTAAAAAAGTCGATAGGTTGTGGCTTCTAACCGGAACTCCAATGACATCAAGACCAATTGATTATTATAATCTATTGAATTTGGTTGATTCCCCCGTGGCAAAAAATTGGATGGCATACGTTATTAGATATTGTTCCGGTTATCAATTTAGAGTTGGTCCAAGAAAGGTGTGGAACGTGATGGGGGCATCTAATTTGGAAGAACTAAGAGACAGAACGTTAAATTCAACTTTGAGGCGGTTGAAGGAAGATGTTTTAGATTTACCTGAAAAAATTATTACCCCCGTATACTTGAGATTAAAATCCAAAATATATGAGGAGGTTATGGGTGAGTATTATAATTGGTATGAAAAAAATCCTGACGAATCGAAATCACTAACTGTTCAGTTCACAAAACTCACAAAGGTTAGACAGATTTTGGCGGATGAGAAAATTGAAAAAACAATTGAATTAGCAGAAAACATTTTAGAACAAGACAAAAAAGTTATAATATTCTGTAACTTCACAAATTCATTAAATAAGATTACGGAACACTTTGGAAAATCTGCCGTCAAACTCGACGGCTCAATGTCTAAAACTGAAAGACAATTCGCAGTGGACCAATTTCAAGAAAATGAAAAAGTTAAAGTTTTTGTGGGAAACATCAAGGCAGCTGGTGTTGGTATAACACTTACCTCAGCAGAAGCAGTTATAATGAATGATTTGTCATTCTTACCATCAGACCATTCACAGGCGGAGGACAGAGCTTACAGATTCGGGCAAAAGAATAACGTCTTGGTTTATTATCCCATTTTTGAAAACACCATTGAAGGAATAATATACGATATTCTCAATAACAAAAAAAATGTAATTGCGACAGTTATGGGAGATAACAATCAAGTCGATTACGTCGAAGAAATTTTACAAAGAATAAATGAATTAAGAAATTAGTAAGGTTCGTGTTATTTATATACACAGACCTCTTATGTTAGAAATAGAAAAAAAAATATCACAACTCGAATTTAGGATTTTAGAGAATCACATAAACAAAGAGAAAGAGTTGTTACTTACAGAAATGAAAAAAATAGGGATTGAAAAACTCCCATATTCTTATTCAGCCCTCAAACAATTTATTGACCCTGAAACAATGGATTTCCATTATAATAAACATTATAAAGGATACGTTGATAAATTAAATGATGCCTTAGCTAAGAAAAAATATGGTGATTTAGAATTAGAACAAATTATCAAATCGATAAGTAGATTTGACAAAACAATCAGAAATAATGCTGGTGGGGCATTTAACCACGCATTGTTTTGGAACATGCTGACCCCAAACCCCAAAAAATTAACAGGAATACTTTACGAAAAAATTGTGAAGGAGTTTGGTTCATTCACCTCATTCAAGAAAAAATTCGAAACAGTAGCTAAAGACAGATTTGGTTCTGGTTGGGTATGGTTGGTTTTGACAGCAAAAAATAAACTTAAGATAATGTCTACCCCAAACCAAGATAACCCATTGATGAATGTCATCGAAGGTGGGGGTTTTCCAATTTTAGGATTAGATTTGTGGGAACATGCTTATTATCTGAAATACAAAAACAAAAGAGATGAATATATTTCTAACTTTTGGAAAGTTGTAAATTGGGATTTTGTGACAAAACTTTATGAAATGAAGACCGAAACCAAGCTTTTGGAAACCCAAGAAATCAGAAAATTAATTAACGAATCTAAGGAGCCTAAATTTTGTAACCCTAAAGAAACAATATCTTATAAAGCAGTAATAGATAATCCAAAATTGAAAAGAATTTACCAAGACGGTATAACAAAAGTATTAAAAAAGATATTCGGTGAATTTTGGGTTGAGTCTGAAAAAGGGGAAATGTCTGGATTTTACGGTATCGAATCAGAACAAGGAAGGTCGATTTTGAATAACTTGAATACGAATTTCAATACATTTTGTTTACTAACAAAGGCTATTAATAAAGAAATCTTGACAGAAAAACCTGATGGAAGGACCTTTGATTTTTCTCAAGAAAAAAATAGAACTTTGGAAGAAATGAATAGATTCATCAAAGTTTTAGACATTTTCAGAAAAAGAATTTTCAATAAGAACAACGAGGACTTCATAAACATAATAAATGTTTTGAGTAAACTTTGGAAAAGAGGACAGAAGTCTGAAGATAACGCCCTGAAGAAAATGGAAGATTATTTTGGTAAAGACGTAGAAATAGAAAAACTCGGAGCTCATGGTAGTAAAAATGATGCTTTGAAAGGTATAGACCTGAAAATCAAACTATCCGGTGATTCTTTCACTGCACAAGTGAAACCATATTCTGTTTTTTCTGTTATCAAAGATAAAATTGAATTATTAGATACGGGTAATGTAAAACCTTACGATGTAGACTGGTTGATTTTTATTCAACCAAAATCCAATAAAACGTTAATATTTAAGAATAAACCATTGAGTAGTGAAGGACAATACGTTTTTAACGTGGAGTCACTAATTCATGAAATTGAATAAATATTGATATTTATAGATATGGCAGTAATTCCAGAACCAGAAAGAACCAGAATATATACGAGAATCAAACACCTTCTCGGTGCCCCGTTAAGGAGCGTCGAATTAGAAGATGAAATGTTAGATTCCTTAATGGAACTATCCATCGGTGATTACGAAGAATACGTTCTACAATGGTTAATTGATAGTCAATGGGTTAACTTAGTAAACCTCAACATGTCTGAAAAATCAGTTGCTCAAGCTTTGATTACTAGGACCATGGATTTCGAACAACAATTTGCCTACTCATATTCTAAAATTGTGGGACTACAAACTGTGGGACCTTGGGTGTTGAAAAAAGATTATTTTATTCTCGAGGCTAACAAACAAAACTATGAAATCCCTGCTGGACGTGAAGTTAACGAATTACTTTGGTTCAGTAACCAACCTTGGACAGCATTTGGTTTAGGTGGTGTTGGCGGATTCGGATTTGGTGGAATAGGATTAGGTGCTAATGAAGCCGGATATGCTCAAATGGGATACCAAGGTTCATATTTTATGATGTCTGGTTTTGACTATTTGATTAGAATGCAAGAAGCCAATATCTTAAATAGAATTTTAGGGGGGTCATTAACATATAGAATAACGGCCCTTCCTGATGGCAAGAAGAACATTTTCTTATATAATACGCCAGGTGGAAGATTCAATTGGAGCAACTACAGTCTATACGCTGGTAAAGCAGTTTGGTATTGGTATTATGATGTAAATCCTGATAACAGAGCAGATTGTTTGAAAAATAACCCTGATGTTATTAAGTTACCAACAGATGTTCCCATCTCTGAATTATCTTGGGAGGACTTGAATGTCCCTGGTCAACAATGGGTTAGAAGATGGTTTACTGCTTATTGTAAAGAAACGTTATCTCGAGTACGAGGTAAGTACATGGGTAACTTGAAAACTCCTGATACCGAAATTCAAATGGAATATCAGAGTTTGTCAACTGAAGCAAAAGACGAAAAGGCGAAACTTTTAGAAGAACTCATCGGTGAGAACGGATGGTTGTCAAGACTTAGACCTGAGAAGGTTATGGAGCGAGAGGCATCTATAGCTGAAAACTTAAATAAACAAATGAAATTCAGAGCGTTCCCACGTCAAATTTATGTAATCTAATGGCAATCGTAAGAAGCATACCATCAAGAAGAATTATAAACGGACATTCTATACAAACTTCCGAAATTTCTGTAGTTTCTGAACTTAATTATAAAACTAACGGAGAGTCTTGCGTTATCATCCGAGGTGTTGAAGAATCTTTCGTTGTATTAGATTCCACAACTACTGACCACGTTGTTGTAAAAGCAATGACATACCTCACTGTCACACCTGATGTTGGAAAAATTGACGAAGAATATGATGAACTTGTTATGGACAAATTTGCCTGTGTTGAATTCAGATTTGCCAACAACAATTGGTATATTCTTTCATCAGACGGATTGAAACAATCCTAATTTTTGTTCCCAACCATCCTCAGCTAATTCGTAAATATAATTCGGACTTAGTCCTCTTTTTTCCCAATAAGATAACTCTTGTTCAGTTATTTGTAGAACGTCCTCTTCAAGTTTATCTTGGTCACCTTCTTCAAAGGGCATACCGTTGATTAATTCACATTGAGCGTTCGTGAATATACCACGGGATTCTGGGTCTGTTACAATTAAATTGTCTCTAACTTCTTGTTGAAAGACAACCAATAAAGGTTCGATTCTTTTGTTGAAAGTTGCGATAGCTCGAGGAACATTGTACTCACCTGTCATCTCTGGATTAGTTTCCAAAATATTAGAATTAAGCATATAACAATTAACAATTACACCATCAGAAATTGGTTTGTAATTTGGATTGAGGTTTAAGTTGTATTCGTTTGTTTCCTTAATTTGTTTAGCGGTCATTTTTTGTACATCACCTTGAGACGCCTTTTTACCATTGTTTACGTACATAATAACATCCCCAAGATTAACATTCAAACCCTCTTGTATTGCTAATTCCATATGCGCCATACGACTCATACTATTTCCAGCCTTAGTTTTTTGTGTTAACCTTTTTTTGTAGTCATCTAAGGTTAGTTTAACTTTTGCTCGTTGGGCAATTTTAGATAATGGAACTTGTTGGTCAAATATCTTTTTCAGATACTCGTAGTAATATTCAATGAAGTTTTTACCATCACCATTCAACAAAAGTTTAATTCCTTTGTCCAAGAATTCTTCAATATATAAAGGGAGTTTTTTTGATTTAATGGAATTGCCAGTCAACTTTATCTTTCCCTTAGCATCCATAACTGCGTAATTTTTTCTGGCAAGATTTATACAGGATGGCCATACACCATCGGTATCTAACGCCATTTCACCTCTCATGAAAATATCATTATATTCTGCCACGTCAGCGTCGGGACCAGTATATTCTTTTCCTACTTTAACTTTCCAGTTCAAACCCCGGCCAACGTAACGATGATTTTCTACTCCTTCAGGACTTGAAAAGTTTACACCGTCCGTATCCATAACAAGTGGAACGTATCCTTTTGACATAAAGAATTTAATCATCTGTCTCAAGTACTGACGACCTGTACATGTAATTTGTTCACCCATGTACATATCACCCCAAGCATAAACCTGTGGTGCTGACAACGCACCGAACATTGAGTTAATGAAAATCTTGATTGGAAGTTGTTTGTTTGAATATGAAGAAGAAAGTGCTGGGTCAGTTGTATAATACTCTTCGGCAAGTTGTTTATACTTAATACGAGTATCACGGAAATACTTCAACATTCCTTTCATCGCACCTGTCACATCACACTGTGGGAATACATCGTGTACGAGCTGAATAGAGGGGTATAGAGACGAGAAGTCGAGCTTGAGTACATTCTTACTATACCCAACCTTAAGTAGTCGAGAAAGACCTCCTACGAAGTCTGTCTTGTCTTGTTTGGCCGGGATTGCTAAACCGTGTTTATATGACCATGCCAACATTAACATTTTCCAAAGGGTTGCGGTTCCCATAGTTGATACCCTTTCATATGTTGTTGGAATCATTGAAGCAAGTAGGAATGAGGCTTGATTGAACTCTTTATCCACCGCTAATGTTTCTTCCAAGTCATCGTCAAGATATCTTTCGACTAAATTATCTCCGGTCGTTTTTAAATAAATGTCTGAACGACTTTCACATATAGTGTCAATCTTAGTATCTTGTCCAACTTTGCGGTAGTTACCGTTCTGAATATTCAACCAATACTCTTCTTTTTTTTCATACATTTTTCCAATATGGCCGTGGTCAATGTAAACTCGGTCTTTGGCTTCTTTGCCAATAAATGTGGTTATGTATTTAAGTCCCGCAGCTTTGATATTCGAATTGATTGCCTGAGCTCTTCTGACTGCGTGAATAATATCAATAACATTATACCCCCAAATTGAAGTCTGAGTATAATCCTCCACCTCATTTGCCAATTTCAATATTGATTCTTTTCTTGTGTACGAATGTTGGGGGTGAAGTGATTTTATCGACTTCCTCATATCTATTCCTAATCTCTGACCTCTCTCGAACAACCAATGCCAGTCGAAGTTTGCTGAGTTGTAACCTCCAATGATTGAAGGTTTTATTTGGTCGATAACATTAAAAAACTCGATGATTGCTCCCTTTTCTTGGGACTCGTCCAAACACTCAATGACTCTGTGAAAACCTTTGTTTGTTTTGATTCCAATCATAAAAATTCGACCATCTTTAGGGTCCAAAGCATTTGTCTCCAAGTCGAATACCAAACGTGTCACATCATCATAATCAGTATATCCTTTGAATAGCCTTTTTTCCTTTGAAACAAGATATTGTTCAACGGGGGGTAAAACCATAACTTTATCTTTGGTTTTTTCTCCCCAAGGGTCACAACCACCGTCACGGAAAAATTGTATAAGCTCACGATATCCCTTCAGAGATTTTACCATAAAGGTTAAACCTTTCTCAAGTCTTTCGTCACCTTTAGTCTCGAGCTTATCAATAACAATTCCATATTTTGTCATAGCCTCTTTTTGAGCCATTTTGGAGTTGTTATAGAAGTTGAGACCTCTTAGGTCACCAACCCAAGCAAAAGGGATGAATGTATCTTTACGAATTTCTTTTCCTTTACCAGGAATTTCTTTGATTTTAAAAATGGAGTTTGAAACGTAGTCAAACTCGATAGCAACTATAAATTCTTCGGGGTCGTTTCCATGTAGGAACGACTCAATTTCTTGAGGGTCAATCATATGTTTTTACGAGTGGTTTATTGGCTTTCACACTATCGTGAAGTTCACCTTACTCATTCCTCAATAAATATAATAAAAAAAAATTACCTAATCAAAATTAACAACAGGCTTGTTCGGCAATAAAACTATCCTGTATGTTTATATAAAGTTGTTCACGTATAGGTAAAATTAAATTACCTTCATCGTTTTTGATTAGAAATTGTCCTTCGTATCTCCCAGGTGTATCTGTATCCATCGAATTAAATTGGAAATAAACGTAGTATTCTGTTGTTGCTCCGTCGGGTAATAATAAAGGCACAATGTAACAAGGAGCTCCAACAATTTTTGGAATACCTGTATAATAATCAACCATTGAGAAAAAAATGGTTGAAACTTCTAAAGCGGCCATTAACTCCAAGTAGCCCGCTCTTCCGTCTTTAACAACCTGCATTTTGAGAACAGGCAACGTGGCATTTTTTTTAATGTAGAATTCCATAACAATAAATATATTGTTATGACTCTTTACGAAGTTCCCTACTATAATGTTCGAATCTATTGTGTTCCGTTGGAGTCAACAATAAAATACCAGGTTTGATTTCTTCTTTTTTAGTGAGCTGATAGATGTGACTCATCCAAGTCTGTTCGAATGGATGTGCCCAAGTTGTATCCAAGAACATCTTTTTATTTCCTGTTTTAGACACTATTTGAGGCCAATTACAGTAATAAACATCACCTGTCGCATACGGTACACCTTTATGAGACAAAATATTTTTGAATTCCATTTTCGGGGCATTAGGGTCCAATCCCATCTCAGGTAATCTATTTTTCCCAGGCCAAAACTTTTCTCTCACATTCTGAGGAACATTATACCAAGACCACTGAACACTGTTATCACCAAAAAACTCTGTATAATTTAATTTTATAAAGTCAAAATTTTCCTTTTTGATAATTTCTAAAGACTTAGTGTATAGGTTTGGTACTTTTCTATTGAACCCATTCCTACAAACCTCTCCGTCTTTACAGAAGAAAAACATATCGTCCTCGAAAAAAAAGTAAAAATCTAAATCTGGTTCATCCTCAAAATGTTCCGCAATCCATTGTCTACCTCCACAAATACCTAAATTATCTTTTTTTATGTGTTCGAAGCCATATTCGTGACAAATACGAATATAATCAAAAGTTGTTGATGTATCTGTAGAATTATCTAATAAAAACTTTTTCGTTTTTAAAATAAAGTCTTTATCGTATTCCATCATAGAATCAATCAATGTTTGGAATTGTTTTGGACTATTGAAACCTATAACATAAAGGCCAACCTTACTAATATCCAAATTTGAGACGCCTACCGTAGATGTTTCATTTTTTGGAACAAGTTTGTCATCTTTCAAATCTTCAAAAAACTTACCCACCAATCCGTTAGATTCAATTTCGAAGTAGTTTATTAAATCAGCATGTTTGTAACACATAATACTGAAAATAGATTCTTCAGTACCCATGTAACCTTCCTCTAAAGTTGATTTTAACAAACCGTAATATATTCCGTTAATGTTTGATATGGAATCTTTAGGACCACCAAAAAATCCTCCTCTAGCAACCTTATTAACCTTAGAGCCGGCAATTGAGTTTAGTTTTGAATATTCAAATCCATGGATTTCATTTTCAGCATCATACGGGAAACAAATGAAAGAAAATTTAGAAATATATTTTGATAGTTTATCTAAAACTTTATCGTGTGTGAAATATCCCGGATGAACTGTATTTGTTAATCCACCGTCAATCCAAAATAGATATTCAGAATCAAACCTATCAAGGATTTTAGCGTCGTTAAGGAGAAACACTTTTGACATCACAAGTGGGTTGTAATTCTCCAATCTAGCTTGGGTAGAATCTTTCAACCAACCCGATAAGTTTTTCCAACTGTCCTTATTTCTAATTTCTTGAATCAATGGAAAAAATTCATTATTTCTGAACCAAGAGAGAGGTCTTTCTATAAACTGAGTATTTTTTTCAGTTCTTTTTTTAAAAACAATTTCTTTTAATTCTTTATCACCATAAATAATCATATTGACATCCACATTGAGTAGACTGTCAAACTTATCCAAATAGTGTTGATAAGGTCTTGACCAACCTTCTGAGAGGGATTCTCGTCCGATATCCCAAATACCTGTAACAAGTGTTATATTACTCATATATTCTGTTAAATTCTTCTAAAATTCTATAAAAACTTTTATTTCTTTCGAAAAGTGTTGGGTCTGTTCCAGGGGGACAATTGTCAGGACACCACCAAATATCAAAATGTTTTCTCGTAAATAATTCAGGGTGATTATAATACATAAGAGTCATTATAATTTCTTCGAAATAAACCCTTTCCACAGGACTAATTTTGAAAACATAATCTTCGAAAATTGTTACCACATTATCCCATAAATCTCTATGACCACCAAACATACCACCTATAATGTGGATGTCTCTTTGATATTTGTTATACCATTTAGGGTCTACTGTACCCGACCAAAAGTTTCTGTCATTTTCTTTACCTAATATCAAAAATTTATTTTCAGAATCAGTCACTATATTCTTCAAGAAATCATTATTAAATAATGAACTCTCATAATATCTCCTCTGTGGATGTTGACTTCCGGTTAAATATTTGTTCGGTATCAGACCACAGTGTGACAATCCAGCATCAATCCAAAAGTAATAATCATACGATTTATCCTCATTCCACCACCAAGAAAACTTTGCCCATTGGATTTCAATACATCTATCACCTCTTTTAGCAGAATCATAGTCTTTATATTTCTCGAGAATTTCTTGGAACTTTGTTTTTTTCAAATCATAAATTTTGAATTCTAACTTTTCTTCACTGATACCATGCTCTTGGTAGAAAAAATTTTTCAATCTTTCTATTTCTCTTTCTGAAGTATAACATAAGAAATCGGCGTCTGTCATTTTTAATAACGACAAAAGACTATATTGATAGTGGCCTCCTCTCGAAGGTCTCCCACCTAATTCAGTTCCTGACAGGTCGCTATATATACATGTGATAAATTTAACTCTCATATCTGTAGTCCTTATGAACTTTTTGTAATTTGATGTTTTTATTTTCTTGTAAATTTAAATATTCCCTTGGAATTTTTACCGGTGAATACTGATTCCAATTATAAGTTTGGGTATAAAAATTATTATAAACTCCGCCAGAAACATCTGACCAGTCACTAATTTGAGGACCAATTGGTAAAATTGGAACATAGCTCTGATAAACAGAGGTCACATTTTGATAAATGAAATCATCAATAGCGTAGTATCCAATTTTCGATGGTTCCTCGATTTCTAAAACCTTGTCATAAATGGACTCGTGGTACATTATCATGTTTGTTGCGAATATACCTCTATGATGTTCTTCTTTAGGAGGAAGATTAGTGGCATCCAAAAACCATTTAGAATTTGTACTTAGGTTTATTGGACGATTAATCGTTGGTGCTAAATTTATAACCGCAAATTCAATCCCTGATGATTCCGTTTCAATTTGTTGAACTAAAGACTTTGCGTAAGGCATGATTGTACAATCATCCTCGATAACTAGAACCTTTTTATACCCACGGGCTTTAGCCAATTTTATTATTTCCAAATGAGATTTTGTACAACCCACATGATTATTTAAATCGATTGCGGGAAAATACTCGTAGTCCCAACCGATATATTCCATTTCTTTTTTTATCGATTCAAACCTATCTTTTCTTCTTTCTAAATTAACAACAAATTTCGGTGCGTCTGAAAAAATCATTAGCTTACATGATTGTGATTTAATTGTCCCGTCAGTCTCTCACACCAACCTTTCGATTCAGAGTGTGGCCAAACAACCCAATATTTTGGTAAAACATCAGTTTGGAATTCTCTCCATATTTTACAATACTTATCGGGGTCGTTCATCATTCTTGTGATTTCCGATTTATCGGCATCTTTTCTGAAGAGGGTCTCATCGTTGGGACCATGGAAAGCAACAACCCAAAAATCGTAGTCTTTTTCAGGGACACTTGAGTAACCTACGTCTATACAATGTTTGTAAACAGAAGCGAAATCCTTTTTCCAATCTTCCTCAGTTTCATAGTTGTATGGGTTAGGGGGGTAATTTTTGTCTAAAGTATATCTTTGAACTGCTCTTTTCTCGAAAAGTAAACCTGAATATTTTTCATAATCTCTGAGCGTTCTCACGGGTCCAAAACCGAAAGGACCATCATGACCCTCTTGAGTTTCATTATCCATACCGAATAGCTTTCTATTTAACAAGTGTGAAACTCTATTTTTTTCTCCCCATGTTCTATCATCGTCCCACTGTTTTGTTCTACCCTTACGAGTATATTCATGATACACAACAGGGATGTGAGGGTGAAAAAGGTCATAACCCCATGTATATGCTCTAGCTGCGATTGAAATTTCTTCACCGTGGAAATAATATTCAGGGTTATGTTGAACCTCTTTAGCAAAACTTCCCAATGTAAAACAGAAATGTGCCGAGTAAAATCTGGCAGTTACGGGTTTGGTCATTTCACGCCATCCAGGGATTGTCTCAGGTAAAAAGAATACCGCACCTTCAGGTATAAATCTATCAAATACCATTCTCCAAGCGTCTTGAGCTCTTCCCGCTGGGTCATTATCAGGGTCGAAAGATGGTACATAACCCGTAAGTAGAGGTTTTTTGTATCCATCTTTTTGTAACCCCTTTATCATATCGATTAGGATTACATCCCAATCTTTAACGAATCTCATGTGAGAATCTATTTGTAATGTATATTTTTCATTTTTATATAGTTGTTGAACTAAATGTCTTGCCCAACAAACCCCTTTTGCCTCTTCGTAAGGAATGTCTAAAATTCTGAACCTTTTATCATCTCTCCACTCATCAAGGTTGTCAAATCCGTCCGATTCTGAATATTGTCTCGCAATACCTAAAACTAAGTTTTCGGGTTTCTTGGCATTTGCTAACATATCTTTTATTGTTAGGACTAACTGTGGGTCGCGATAACTAGCAATCTGTATAAAAATTTTACTCATATAAATTATTTGGTATAAAAATAAAAAACCCCCTACAAAAGTAGAGGGTTGTTTTTTATTTATGAAAATTTTATTTTAACATGGGGAACCAAATGGTGTTGAAAGTCCGCCATTATCGATAATAACACAAGGACCACAACCCCCTGACTCATTGGTATAATATAAACCTCCTCCATTGAATGGGTTGGTCAAATTTATATCCGTAAAGAACTGAGTAACAAGTTGCCAATCACTATTCGCACCATAAACCGTTTGTGTCAGAGATACTGGGTCAATTTGACATAAAGTGTCACCTGATGAAATTAAGAATGCAGTTGGATTAATCTGAGCACTTATATAAACAGGTAACCCAGGAGTCCAATTTGTGGTTGCTGATTGTATCAACACGGTATTACCTGTGAATCCTGTAATTGGAGGAACACTGATTCCTGTACCGAACACAAATCCATCGCCTGCAACACCTGGAGGTGTTCCTGTATTAGCTGACCAATATTTGAATGCATTTGTATCACCAGAGTAAATTGCTGTACTTCCTGTTTGACTCATTGTAATAGTAATACTTTGTCCAGTAAATTGTGAGAAGTAACTTGTTCTATCTATTCCGTCGGAATCAATAGAATTGAAGTAGATTGCTCTACCAATACTTGTCATTTCGTTAGGGTTTGTTGTCCCTGAACTAGAGCCTGCTATTTCTGTCATTATCGTATTACCTGTAGTTGGGAAGTTGTAAGGTAATACTATTAAATTAAATGAATATCCTGTTACTGGTTCAGGTGTAACACTTGGTGTTGGCGTTAATGTTGGAGTAACTGATGGTGTTCCAGTATTAGTTACACTTGGTGTTGGCGTACTTGTAGTTGTTGGTGTAGGTGTTACTAAAGTTGCCTCACATGCTGCACAGTTAACATAGAAAAGAAGTGGTGTTGCACCGTCTGTTGGAGTTGCCACGGTCTTCTCAACAATTCTATAACATCCACTTGGTGTTCCTCCTGTGAATGTGAAATTGAATACGTCACCAGATGCTAATGTCGATGGTCCTAAATCAGCAACTAATACGTTCAAGTTGGTACATCCCGAAATTGTGTATGTAGTAACCGAACTTAAGTCAGTTGTAGTTGGTGTTGGTGTGTTCGTTGGTGTTTCACTAGGTGTTTCACTTGGGGTTTCAGTTATTGTTGGAGTTGGTGTTTGAGTTAAAGTTGGTGTAGGGGTAGGTGTTGGTGATAATGTTCCTATAACACAAATATCAACAGCCCCTTCATTAGGAGTGAAAAGAGGGAAGAATACATGTAGTGGTTGTGTTACAGCGTTGGTTGATGTGTAAAGTAATGTTGAATTATAATAATACTTTACGCTTGTTCCATCATAATCCACTTTCCACACATCAGATGATGAAACAACAGTACCGACATTTAAAACGGTAACTTGAGCACCGTTTTCATATATTTCAACATTGTCACTATTATACAGGTAAATACCATATGACGTATCCTCATATGTGCTGCCAGGGGTAGCGGTTGGGTTGTAAGAGAATCCACCCATTAAAATATTACCATTCGCAGAAGTTTGGAAGGTTACGGAA